CCATTCGACCCTAAGTTGCTTAAGCGGTCAAAGGATTATCTCGAAACACTTATCGTATCGTAGGCTCGACCAACGATACCTCCAAAGCAATGCCAAACGCTGCAAGATGCGGTTTGTGGTATTCCCGGCGTGGAGTTTCATGATCCAATGGATCTGAGCACTTCGTCCGGGTTTCCATATTGCGCGACGCACAATGGCAAACCTAAGAGGTCTTTCATAACGGTTGAGGACGGTAAGTTGATAGGCCTTCATCCCGAGTTGGCCAAAGATTTCGAAGAGTCCCGAGCTTTACGCAAGCAGGGAGTTGTTCCATACAGACCCTACATCGATTTCCTTAAGGATGAAAGATTGAAACCTGGGAAAGCAACCCGCCTCATTAACGGGAGTCCCATAGTTACAACGATCGATTTCAAGGCCTACCTTGGGCACTTCTTGTCAGCGTTACGGACGGCTAGAAGAAAGATTGGTGTTATGGTTGGCATTAACGTCCACGGGCCGGAATGGAGCACGTTGGCTAAGGACCTTTTGACCACTGGCAAGTATATCCTTTGTGGAGACTATTCTGCCTTTGGTCCGACCCTTATGCCGGAGTGCGTCCTTGCGGTCCGTGACATAGTTAATGCGTGGTATGATTTCCATTGCGGTCGTGATGAGGAAGCGAACTTAGTTCGTACAACCCTATTCTACGATTTGCTTTTTTGCAAGCATGTGGCGTCAGATACCGTATACCGGACGTTTACTGGATCTCCTTCAGGTGCTGCCATTACGGCTGAAATTAATTCATTGGTGAATATGTTGTACATGTGTTGCGCATGGCAATCGATAACCGGTCTTGAATTAAGGCTCTTTAGAGAAAAGGTTTGCGGTAGGTATTACGGCGATGACGTCATTATGTCTGTATCAGAAGACATCATAGCCACCTTCAACAACCAAACGATTGAAAAATTTTTAAAACGACATAATATTACGTACACGGATATTACGAAAACGGGAGAAATGTTGCCTTACAGACCTTTGGCGGAGGCAACTTTTCTCAAATGCTCATTCATACGACATCCAAGTCGCACGGGGATGTACTTAGGTTCTCTCGATAAGCAAGTTGTCAAGGAAATATGTATGTGGGTCAGGAGTAATCCGAAAAACCGCATCACTTACAACGAAGCAAGTCTTGAAGCCTCAGATCAATGCATTCGCGCAGCGTACAGCAACGGTCCCGATCAATTTGCCGAAATTTCGGGGGAACTGCGGAGACGATGGGCCGAACAAGGAGAAGCACTAATCCACCCGGATTGGGATTATCTGGATCGGCTCTTTATGGATGAGGGGGCATGGCTTTATGCCCCAAAGGGTGACCTGTTAGCTGGTGTTTTAGCGAACATCGGGGGAGGCAGCGCGCCCATAAGCCAAGACGACGACTATGCAAAGAACAAGGAACATGATTTGGATCTCCAGGAGGGTCAGTGTAAAAGGTCAGAAAGCTCTACTTTATTGAAGAGTGGCCACACGAGTCCCACACCGGTTGAACGTTAATTGTTTGTAGTTTTGTCTATTGTCCATTTCAAAATTTATTTATATGTTATTTTCGG